GAAAAGTCACCAAAAACGATGGACTTAGAAGCCGCACCCAATGAAGGCAAGTGATCGAAAGAAGCATCGACTTTTTGACCGAGAATCGTACCAGCCGCGCCTAATTGGAAGTTGGGTTGCCAAATGTACGCGCCTGTGTCGTCTTTCAATTTCATCACCTCACCCAAGGTGTAGCGATTCATTGCGAAAATTGCGCCTGCCCAGTATTTAGGGTGCAAGGCAGTCATCAAGCTAATCAAGCAATCAGCCGCATTAGGTGTTGCTACGAATGCGCCACTTGCACCACTAGCCACCTTCTGAACAGTACCCCATGCGCGTGATGCGTCCGTGGTTGTTGCGAATGTGCGCGATAAAATGCCGCGCGGTTTGCCTACGCCATCACCGCTAATAAACGCGCTTGCTTCGGCCTGACCAAAGGCTTCTGCTAATTTCCCACTAATCCACGCTTCAACATTGATTTCAGCATCATCAAGCATTCGTTGAGTGGCTTGTGGGTTTGCGTAGATTTCATGCGCTGGCACTTTCCACATACCCAATTGAGTGGTGGCTGTTACTGTACGCGATGCGGTTTCACCAACCCAGCCTGTACTAATAACACCGTTATCGTTCAAGCCTTCAAGCGCATCACCGCTAATCGACTGCACAGAAGCATATCGACGCATAGGGCTGTAATCTTGAGCTTTTTTGATGATGCGGCCACTGGTATCGCGCGGCACTAAATAGCCACCATCGGGATTTGTCAAACTGGATAAGGACTTAGCATCTAAGCCGCCTTCACCGCGACGCACCAAGTGACTAAACGCCGCCTTGATTTCAGGAGCAACATCATCATTTGACTTCTGATTGTCTGCACCTAAAGCATTGGCGCGTTGCAAATCAGTCAAGCCCTTGACCATATTAGCGACTTGTTCATCAAGTTTTTCTTGCGCCGCCTTTAACTCAGCAACACCATTGTTTTTGGCTAATTCAGCCATTTTTGCTTCATTGTTTTGGCGCATGTCATGGACGCTTTTGCCCAAATCATCGACCAGCTTCTTTACTTCTGCGAAATTTTCCATAGCTTTTAACCTGCTAAAGTTTGTTGAAAGTTTTTTAACGACTGCATTAATTCACTCATTTCAGGCTCTGCATCGCGCACGCCCTTAATCTTCGCTATTAATGTTTTTGACTCACTTCGACTTAATCCACAAACATCGCGCAAGTAGATTTCGCACTCTTTGATACTGCCAAGCTCTGCCGCTTTCACGTTGCTGAACTTGGCCATTTCATTCATAGGGCAGGTAACAAAGCTGTACTCATAGAGAGATAGCTTTTTCAAAATGCGAATACCTTCTTTGTTGTATTCGCGCTCGTTTACCCAATACCCGATAGACAACCCTTTGACCGCGCCAGCCTTTGCTAGAACACGCGCCTCGGCTGCCTGTTGTACTTCTAAAATTAGTTTGCCTTCGACGTAAAGACCGATCTCATCTTCACGCATTAGCGTAGTGACACCAATCGGCTCGTCGGTTTCGTGCTGCCAACAAACGGAAGGATAGTTAGTGCCAATGCTTGCCAAATACTCAGCAAACGCACCCTTGACGATGATGTCGTCGCCTTTGTCGATGTTGCCAAAAGTAGCGGCATAGCCCGAAAACGTGCCGTCATCGCCTACCGCCTTGATTTGGACTGGCAATGTAAAACTTTTATTCATATTTATTCCTCTGGAACGTGATAGCCAAGTACGCATCGGCAGTTGATAACATTTGCTGCGCCGCCGCTTGGGTCGCTCGGATATTTCATTTTTGAGCCATTGACGTTGAATGATTCACCCATTGGGATGATCTTGCCGTTGACGCTTCGATGTGAGTCTCTGACCCGGCCATCATTCGTGCTAATCCATTCGATTTGAACATCAAGACCACTGTCTGTTGCTGCCATCTCTGCGCGTGTGAATTGCGAGACGTTTGCTGCCTTGTGTGTTTCAGTTCGTGCGATTGTCATAGCGCGAGATTTAGCGTTATTACCGCCTATCTTGTTCGCTATGGCCTTCGCTATGGTGTTCGACGTGATGTATTGCTCTGACGTATTACTGAGCGTCATCTGTTGAATAATGACCGCTGACGCACTGGCGATTGTCGTGTCTGCTATTTCGGCTGATATTGTCAGCACGTTAGCGGCTAACACACCTAAAATTTGCGACTCGATAGCTGTATCTTGCGTGTCAAAAACCGACTTGATGCTAATAATACCAATGCTTCGGAATGTCTGATTTGTGACTCTTGAAAGCTCAGTCAAGATAACGACCAACCGTTTTTCGTGGTCTTGGCCAATGCCTTGAAACTTGCTGTCGTTGCCATTGTCCAAATAAGACTTAGCCAGTTCATCACCAACAGCCTTTAACTCTGCTTTGATTTTGCGAAAATACTTTGTTGAGATTTTGTCTTGAGCCAATAAGACCTTACGAGCGTACTTGAGCTTGTCAATACGCTTAATAGTCATGGTTTAGCCTAATTTATGGTGCAAGTGGCGGAATGTCTGCGCCTGCCATGTCTAACGGGATTTTGTTGCTATCAACGAGAATAACGTCTCCACCTTCTGTCGATTGATAGCCCATTGCTGCGCGTTTTTCATCAACCTTAAGCGATGTTAAACCATCAATAACTTTGTTTCGTTCTGCGCGTCTTGGCTCTAATGCCGTGATGCCGTCAGTATCGACAATTAGCTTATAAGTGGGCGGTATTTTGAAGTCTTTACGCAAAAAGCCAAGCAACTCAGAAAGCAAGCCGTTAACCATTGGGATGACTTCATCTTCATAAAATGCCGCCCTTGCTTGTTCGTAATTAGCGAACGTCTGACTACCTTCAATGCCGATAATCTGAGGTGGAACACGAAGCACTTGGCACACATCTAACTGACTTAATCGCTTGCCACTCACAAACTCCATATCACGCGGGCTAAAGCTCATGCCCTGCCACTTCAAACCACCATCCAAAATCATCGGCTTGCCTGAGTTTTTAGCTCCTGCGTATTTGCCGTTGAACTGTTCTTGTAGACGGTTGAAAGATGTGTCGCTGACCTCGCTATCAGTCCACAACACACCACTCGGAGTCATGCCGTTTTCGAGCATAGCCTTGTTAGATTTTGCGTACTCGTTGAGCGTGTCGATACTATAGGCGGCAGAATAGAGAGGACTAAGACCGCGCCATCTAAACAGTGGATTGTATTCCGCCCAAATCATTAGCTCGGAAAACTGGTACTGCTTAACGGTCGATTCTTCGTAAGTGTCGGACGGCGTATAAGAACAGGAAACAGGCAAGCCCATGCTAAATGTCGTGATTTCAAGCCAATCAGGACGCAATGGCCACAACTCAACACTTTGGCCAATGCCAATTTTTAATACATCGCCTTCGCCTGCAATGTCGTGTGATCCGATCATCTGCGTTAAAAACTTTTCCCATGACTGCATGGCGTTTGGCTTATTCAGCAAGGCTAAAATTGGGTGATTCTCTACCGCCTCGCCTTTTTCGTTAACCAAAATAATCGGACATTCAATAGCGGCCTTTTGCTTTGCCATGATGCAAGCGCGAACTGTCGGATTATCACGATAACCTTCAGTAGCAAAAGCCACGAATTCACGCGCCGACCAAGTAGCCGAGTTTCTTTGCATGATCGAACGTATGGCATTAGAGGACTTTTCCTCTTTTTTCCAAAATTGCCACCATTTCGACATTATAAAAATCTCACTTTCGGTTCGTTTTTGTGTGACAACATATCGTTGATTGCGTCACACATGGGGTCTATTTGGTCATCATGGTCATGGGCGTTGTCTGCTGTAAACGCCTCGCACTCTGCAATAAAATCGTTGATGTAGGCGGCATTGCTTGGGACGTTGACATAGCCCGACTTGATGTATGGCGTAACGTCTTGCACACGGGTTAATTTGTCGATGTTTCGCTGTTGAGCCTTAACGGGTATTTTGCCGTCATGCTTGATACTTTGGATTAACCCTGTACCGCTTGCTTTATCCTCAATGACCATCTCACGCAACGCGCCAAGACCTTCAACGGCTTTATGCTTATTCCAAAATGAGATAGCACGTTCTTTTAACTCAGGAGCTTCCCACTTCGACCTAATCAAATCCAATAAATATATTTTTGAATCTTCGCCATAGCCCCAACACTCAAAAACAGAATAATCATTCTGTTCTTTTGTTTTTTGTGCTGTATCTGCGTAGATTTTGCGGTATTTGATGACTGGCAATATGTCGTAACGAACAAACCACTCACCGCGAATAATGTCACCACCGACAACGATCGGGGTCTGTTGGTAGAGTGATAGCCACGATGTTGTGTCCATCAACTCCTTGCGCTCTAGCAAAAACTCAACAGACTTATGCTCAGGAAATAATGCTTCACCTTCTTTTCTGTGCTGTTCATCTGCTGTCGCAAGTGCTGGATAACTTAATACCTTAACGTCTTTGTATCTTTCAATTAGTCGGCCAATTGGGTCGTCTATATGCCAACGTGTCAGAATACAAAGCAGTGCGGCATCTTCACTAAACCGAGTAAAAAAGTCGTCGGTAAACCAATCCCAAACGCCATCACGAATGGTTATCGAGTTGGCTTCTTTGCGACCTTTTAACGGGTCATCAATAACGCCTAAATCTAA